TTCCAAGAGCAAATAAGCAGAAAACCAAACAGATATCCGTGGACAGAACAATTTATTGAAGCAATGCAAAATGGCTTTTGGACTGATAAAGAGTTTAATTTTAAATCTGATGTACAACAATTTAAAGTAGAATTGACAGAGCAAGAAAGAGAAATCATCATAAGAACTCTTTCTGCAATTGGACAAATCGAAGTTGCTGTTAAAACATTTTGGGCTAAATTGGGAGATAATCTCCCACACCCGTCTCTTCAAGATCTTGGATATGTTATGGCTAATGTGGAAGTTATTCACAACAGTGCATATGAGCGTTTGTTGAGCGTTTTAGAATTAGAGGATATTTTTGAAGAAAATCTTAAACTTGAGTGGATTCAAGGTAGAGTGAAATATTTAAAAAAATATACTCATAAATTTTATAAAGATTCAAAGAAACAATATTTATACGCATTGATTTTATTCACACTGTTCGTTGAAAATGTTTCTTTATTTTCACAATTCTATGTTATCAATTGGTTTGCAAGATTTAAAAACGTGTTGAAAGATACAGATCAACAAGTTAAGTATACTCGTAATGAAGAAAATATTCATGCTTTGGTCGGTATACAAATTATTAACACTATTCGTGAGGAATTGCCTGAATTGTTTGATCAAGAATTAGAAGAAAGAATTTTAATGGAAGCTCAAGAAGCATTCAAATCCGAAGCTAAAATTGTAGATTGGATGGTTAATGGTATTGACGAACCAGGATTGTCTGCTAATATCCTTAAAGAATTCATCAAAAACCGAATCAACGAATCATTAAGTCAAATAGGATTTTCAAAAGTGTTTGAAATCGATGAAGAATTATTAAAATCGACTTTTTGGTTTACAGAAGAATTATTCGGTAATAACATGACTGATTTTTTCCATAGTAAAGACACGGGATATAATAAAAAGAATCAATCATTTTCCGAAGATGATTTATTTTAATTTATATGAATACTGGTAGTTGTAGTGTAAATATTATTATGCCCAGGCAATATAATAAAAAAAGAAAGGTTTATAGATTAGATTTTACAGCGTCTAATTATTATGTATATGGTTTATTTTTTTCCGATGATAAAAGCAACACTACACTAAACCATGATAATATTTTTTATATTGGAAAAGCCAAGAATAAAGAATTTCCATGTTTAAGAAGAGAGAACAAACATATGGAAGAAGCTTATCAAAAATCTCATGAAAATTTTCATAAATCAAGAAAAATTCAAAAATTAGAAAATGATGGCAAATATATATTATCTGTTGTTTTAGAAAATTTTGATAATGAGAATTCAGCATATGAAGGCGAATATAAATGGTATCATTTCTATAAAAATAGAGGAAATGATCTCACTAATATGGTGGAATGCGGTCTAGCATCGGTCGGATCTGGCGAAAACCATCCATCCTATGATTTTGAAATTAGGAAACATGCTAATGAAATAGTAAAACTGTATGTTATTAATATGTTGTCTATTGCTAGAATATCAAAAATTTTTAAAAAATCTTCAAAGGTTATTAAAGGAATTCTAAAAACCGCCAATGTCAAATTCAGAGAAAAGAATATCCGAAATCCATTATGGCTTAAAAAACATGAAATTATCGAAAAATACAATAACGGTCTTTCATTAAACCAATTACATGCCGAATATGGAGCATCTATAAATTTTTTCGCAACTCTGCTTAAATCTGAAAATATTGAGATAAGAAAAAGCAACTCATATACAAGGGCTATTGATTTAAAACATGTAGATCAAATTATAAAAATGTATAACGATGTCCCATCATACATTAAAATAGCTGATTATTTTAAATGTGATCCATGCGTAATAAAGAGAGTGCTTATTAATAATAACATCTCCAAGAAGAAAAAAAAACATCCAATTTGGAATAAATTAGAAGAAATAAAAAACAAAAAAAATACAGGAATGTCTTGCATTGAATTAGCGTTAGAGTACAATGTATCTGTACAGATGATTTACAAAATTTTAAAATAATATTATGGAAAAAGAAAAATACTACTGGTTAAATAAAGATTCTAGAAAATTTCTAGAAAGGGGTTATTTGTTGGAGGGAGAAAATGCAGAGCAACGATTTAAAGATATTGCTAATGCTGCTGAGAAATATTTGGGGATATGTGGATTTGCTAAAAAATTTGAAGATTACCTTTCTAGGGGTTTTTACTCTATAAGTTCACCAATCGTTTCTAATTTTGGACGCGAACGAGGATTGCCTATTTCATGTTTTGGAAGTTATATAGGAGACACCATGGTTTCTATTTTAGAAAAAGTTGCCGAAGTCGGTCAAATGACCAAAGGTGGTGGCGGGACAAGTGCTTATTTTGGAGCCTTGAGAGGTCGTGGAGCCGCGATATCATCAGGTGGTAGTTCTACTGGTTCTATTCATTTTATGGAGCTTTATGATAAGCTTATGAACGTTGTGTCGCAGGGTAATGTTCGACGTGGTTCATTTGCTGCTTATCTTCCTGTTGATCATCCCGATATCGAAGAATTCTTAAAGATTAGAGGAGAAGGTCATGAAATTCAAGAAATGTCTATCGGCGTTTGTGTTTCAGATGAATGGATGAAAAAAATGATCGATGGAGATAAACAGGCTCGTAAAATATGGGGACAAGTAATTAAAAAGAGATTTGAATCTGGATATCCTTATATTTTCTTTTCTGATAATGCTAATAACCAAGCTCCACAAGTTTATAAAGATAAAGGATTGAAAATTAATAATTCTAATCTTTGTAATGAAATAATGCTTTCTAACTCTGAAGATGAATCTTTCGTTTGTGATTTGTCTTCATTGAATCTTGAAAGATGGGAAGAATGGAAAGATACTGATGCTGTTGAAGTTTTGGTTTATTTCTTGGATGCTGTAATGACAGAATTTATTGAAAAAACAGATGGCGTTAAATTTATGGAAGCTCCTAGACGATTTGCAATTAATCAAAGAGCACTTGGCGTTGGGGTTCTTGGGTGGCATTCTTTATTACAATCCAAAATGGTGGCATTTGAATCAATGGATGCGAAAATATTGAATATGGAAATCTGGAAACATATTCGTGAGCATTCTGATAAAGCTTCTGAAGAACTTGCTGGAATTTTTGGCGAGGCTCCTATTTTAGAAGGATACAATAGAAGAAATACAACAACACTGGCAGTTGCACCAACTACAAGCAGTTCATTTATTTTAGGTCAATCTTCTCCATCAATAGAACCATTGAATAGTAATTATTTTGTTAAAGATCTTGCTAAAGGTAAATTTACTTTTAAAAATCCACATTTGGAAAATCTTTTAAAGAGTAAAGAAAAGAACGATCAAGAAACTTGGAAATCTATACTTATCAAAGGTGGATCAGTTCAACATTTAGATTTTCTTTCTCAAGAAGAAAAAGATGTTTTTAAAACGTTTGGTGAAATTTCTCAAAAGGAAATTATCATACAAGCTGCACAAAGACAAAAATTTATTGATCAAGGTCAATCTCTTAACTTGATGATACCTCCTAACGCAAAACCCAAAGAAGTCAACGAGCTTATGATTTTTGCATGGGAGCAAGGTATAAAAGGATTATATTATCAAAGAAGTTCAAATCCGTCTCAAGAATTAGCAAGATCAATTTTAACTTGTTCCACTTGTGAATCATAATAAACAAATTAAACATATGAAAAACTGGGTATATAAAGCAAACAAAGAGGAGGAAGCTCCTCAAAATCAACCAATATTTTTAAACCTTCAAACACCATCTGCAAATGAAGGATGGTCGGTTCAGTCTAATATTAAAGTTTTAGAAAATAAAATATTATTCTATTCTGATATAGATGCCAATTCAATTTTGGAATTGAATAAGCTTTTGTTGGAGATAGATGTTAAATTACAAAATACTAAAAATGCATTGGGTGATTGTTTTGATCCAGTTTGCCACTTACATTTATGCACATACGGTGGGGAAATATTCCCAGCATTTTCAACTGTTGATATAATTAGAAAAATGAAATCTAAAGTATATACGCATGTTGATGGTTCAGTAGCAAGTGCTGGTACTTTAATTTCAGCAATTGGTAATAAGAGATTCATGGGAAAACATGCACATCTTTTAATTCATCAATTAAGTGGTGGAATGTATGGAAAATTTAGCGAAATGGAAGATGAATTTTATAACTCCACGACATTAATGAAACTTATTAAGTCTTTTTATAAAGAAACTACTAAAATTCCAATGAAAAAATTGGATGATCTTTTGAAGAAAGATATTTGGCTAACTGCTGATGAATGTTTGGAATTTGGAATAATCGATGAGATTGTTTGATTAAGGAGCAACTTCAGCCCTTCTTCTTTCGTGTTTTTGAGCTAATGCTGTAGAAAAAGCACCATGCGTGTTTATTCTCTCATTAGCTGCAAATTTACGAACATCTGAATTTGAACTTGTTAATCTCAAAGGAAGATTTGGGAAATGATGACTGTGTGGATAATTTATAATCAAATTATCATCAGCCAACGCATAAACAGTTAACCATCCCCATTCTGGATCAAATACTTCACCAATTGGAAGTGTTCTTGGGGCTGTGCAATTGAATCTACCGTACAATGTAGTATCTAAAGTTTGTTGAATTTCGATTGGTGCAGTTATATGATGTAGATAAACTTCACCTTCTGTATAAAGACCTCCGCCAATTATTGTATTATTTTTAACACCTAATGAACTTTCTATATAAACCTGTCTGTTTGTTCTTAAAGATATAGATTTTAATGATACTAATTCAACAACGCTTTCTGAATGTAAGTGTATACCATGAAGAGCACTTATATTAACTTTTTGGAATCCCATTTTTAAATTACTACCTCCTAATTCAATAGAACCCGTGGATTTTAAATTAATTCCTCCCGATCCTACATTTAAATTATATTTATTTCCCACTGTTTTATTTTCATTTCCACACGGAAATGTTGAAGAATTATCAATATCTTCAACAATTGGTACATAATCGTGATTTTTGAAAGCACCTGATGCTGATACTACAACTTCTATTGGTTGACTTCTTCCTTTGGTATCTATTCTTATAGATGGATAATCATTGAAAATAGCACCAACGGTATCTGATTTATTTCTTTTAACGAATGAAATATCATCGCCACCATTTCCCATTTGTGCTTCTATAGCGTTTAAAGCACTATCTTGTAAATTTTTTATAGAATTTCCAATATTAGTAGACTGCGTGTTGGGTGTCCAAGATCCGTCTTCGGTAGCTGCTGAATTAGAAGATCCAAATTCTAAAACACCAGGAGCAGCAGATCCATTAACACCCGCAGCCAAATCGACATCAGATGTGGTTACATCTTTCGGAGTTGCTGGTTCTGTGTCCCTATATGGCATAGGAACATAATCAACAACTTCATCTGTTGATGCATTTCTAATAGGTGTTTTAATGTATCCTCCGAAATTATTTTCAACTGGAACGATAGTTTGATTTAATGTTGGATTTGAAGATCTAGTTCCACTTGTTGGTGTAGTTGGACCGTTTGGAAAGCTTGCGCCGCCTCTATTAATTTTAAATCTGGAATTAGCATTTGCTATTGTTTTATATGCAGCTTTCCATTGTTTAAATGCGTCTATTTCTGAATCTCCATAAGTTCCTTTAAATGAATATGAATTTTCTCCAACTCTTTCTATTTTGTCTTTTACTACATATTCTGAATCTGTACCACCTACAGTTTTATAATTATCGTTTATTACAATTAATTGTTTATTATTAGAAGCTAATTCGCTTGTAACTATATTTGTAAAATTTAAATTACTTCCGCTTCTATGAGAGATTTGTATTTTTTCTTTTTCGGTAGAATTATCAATATCTATCGAACCCCCCCTTTGATTTATAATTGTTCTATTTTTATATCTTAAAGACACTTGAATTATTTAAGGTTTAATTTTCAAAATCAACAGGATATGATGGGCTCATTTTTGTTGTATTATCAGTATCATTGATCAATGTGAGTTCTCTATAATCTTTCATAGTTCCAAAATAAACAGGGAAATTGAAATCTCCTTGCCAATGGAATACCCAAACTTTAGAACCCACTTCTGGAATACCAAAAACGCCCTTTGCTTTGTTTGTGTGTGATGATGGTTTATATAAAAAACTATAAGGATTGCATTGTGCTGAAAAATTAGCAGTTGGATTAGAAAAAGCATCTCCAATATATGTACCGCCATTTTCATATATAAATGATGGCGCAAATGATCCTTTTTCTAAAGATGGAGGCTCATCATTTATAACTTCAAATCCTTCAAGATAATTACAATCAGATATGGTTACTATTTTACCATCTTTATAATATCTACTGTTTCCACTTTCTCCTATAATTGGATAACAAGGTTCAGCCCATGGAATGTTTTTTGATATTTCTTCAAAAATATTAACATCTGACCATTTATCATCTGTATTATTTTCACCAGGTGTTTTTACTTCAATTTCATCATATGAATCAAACCACTCTTCGAAAGGCTGGTTTGATAATTCGGAAATGTAAATTTTAATTCTATTTAAACGAAGGGGATCGTTATTTTTAACAACAATTCCTCTATAAAAACCTTGATCGTTTTTACTAAATTCATTACCGCTTCCTGAACCTCCGATAAACATGTATTATTATTTAACTATATAATAAAAAACACCAGAATTTAATCTGGTGTTTAATATTTAAATTTAAATGTTTATTGTATTAATAATATCCCAAAACCCACTTTCTTCTATGCTCTGGTGTTGATACATCTCTGGTTCCAGAAAGTAAAAGAACTTGCGATGTTGGAGCTGATGAATTGAAAGTGAACACAGTGTAAGTATTATTACTTTCAATCAATGCCATGGTTTGATTATGATAAGCGCTGTTTATATTAAAAACGCTACCTCTAACAGTAGTTCTAACAACTTGAGCACTTAATGGAAGAGAGTTAAAAGCGAGTCCTTCGTGAGTAGAAGAAAGAGCAAGGATTCCGACACCAGCCGCTGTCAATGGAAAAGAATTGGTAGGAGCTGTTGGATTTCCTATCCCTACTAAAACTGCTGATAAGATATTTGTATCAAATGTATAACTAGCCATAATATTATTTAGTTATTTGTTTTTATTTTTTATATTATAAGATGAATAATAAAGATCCACAATCCCATATTTTATAAAATTTAGACTCTTTCATTATCATTTCTTCAGTTTTTTGTTCATCATAATTTAAAAAATGTTTTAATTTATTTTTTTGAAATTTTAATCTATGTAGTCTGTTTTTGAAATCTTTCACATACCAGTAATTAGGAATAGTTGCTTTATCTAATTTAAAATTCAATTTTTTATAAAGATTACCATTACTCCATCTTCTATCTGCATATGAATAAATTTTTTCTGGACTGTGTTGATTTTTGAAAAAAGATAATAATTTACCAGCACCTCCAACAATATTAAAGTTGGCTATTGTTGCATATCTACCAAGCTCAAAAATTCCATTTATTGATTTGTTACCAGTCGCTAATCTTCCTTTGTTAAATGTCATAACTGCAACTAAACGAGTTTTATAAAACAAGCCATATTTAATATTTGTTTTGATATTTCCTTGTATGTGATATTTTTTTAAAAAATGTTCACATTGAATATTACTAATTTTTCCAACTTGACATTTTCTGGCTGGTATTTTTCTTTTTACAAGACTTAATTTACTTTTTAATCTATTAATTACAATTTTAGGTTTGTTATAAATTTCATCAGCGAAAATATTTATTAAATTTATTCCTTGATGTTCACATTCTTCTAATTTAGAAATATGATCATTTTTTGAATATGTTTTATTTGCAGTTGAATGCCAATATAATCCGCTGGTTTCTATTCCTAAATTCTTAGAAGGTATGTAAAAATCAATTTCTCTTCCAGATTCTAATTTTCTATATCTGAATATATATTCAATTTTATATTTATCCAAAAACTTCTTAATGAATATTTCTAAATCTGTTCCTTTAGGTTTGCAATTATCACATATAGGAGCGCAACCATTATCAAAAGATGATATAAAATTAGAGTTACATTTTTTACAAAACCATGGATATTTTTTATATCCTTTTACTCCATCATATTCTTCAAATTTAAACAATGGAATAAAATTTGTATACTTTGTAAAAATGGAATCGTAATGTTTTCTTTTTATTTTTTCAATTAACATTTTCTTACCATCGGAAGTTAAATTACTTTTACCTTTAACTTTTTCTTTAAATTCTTTAGTTTTTGTGTAATTAGAAACACCGTATTTTGATAAGTTAGTTTCTAATATTTTTTTCTTACCATATTCACTGGCTAATACATTAGTAGATCCGTACTTTTTTAAATTTGTTTGCTGTCTAACAGATATAATATCTGAAAAATTTTCATATCTACATTTATTAGAACAATATTTTGAAAATTCTTTTTTAGCAGTGTTGAATTTTTGTTTATTTCCGCAAACACATGTGGGATGTTTGTATATGTCATTCACAAAACAATATACCATTAAAGATATAGGAAAATGTAAATCTTCAGAAATTTTAGATTTGATATATTTAAATCCCTTTTCACTTACCAACTTTTTTAAGTTTTGTTCTTTGAAAAATCTAAAAGATCCATTGTACTTTTCATCAGATTCTTTTTGAATGATAGTTTTTATATCCATATAATTATTTATATTACATCCAAATATATTGTCAATTATTAAATATATAAAAAGAAACCATGGGGTCTTCGGCCCCCATGGTTTGATAGACTTTTTGAAGTACTTACTTCAGTCAGTTCACATTATAAGTATGTGGAAACTGTACCAGGAGTAAATGCTGCACCAAGACCTTTAACAATGATCAGATGGTAATAAAGATTCGCACCAAAGATATTATTAACGATTCCATAACGGGTCATGAGACCAACGCGAGGAGCGAAATCATTTGGTCCGATGGTTCTTTGAACCATGATCGGAATGTAAGGACAATAGATGATACCAGTGTCGTAGTACTCAGAACCCTTGTATCCAAGAAGAGCATACTCAACGCCTTGTCCAGAATTTGGACTATTGCGATAGTAGTTCGGTGAATAGAGAGTTTGATTTTGTACTTCGGTACGTGTATCACGATATACTGTGAAGCGGCTTCCTACAGTTCCTACCTTGGATACTCCGACACCAGCGGTTGTAACGTTTCCAGTGATTTCAAATGTCTTGAAGTCAGGAAGCATTTCAAGGATGGTGCAAACGCGAGGAGTTGCGATAACAAAGTTAGCAGCGCCTCTACGGTTACGAGCGGCCATACGACCAGCTTCGATGAGTAGCTTTTGATAGAAAGTGATATTACGCTCTGCAGTCCAACGACCGTCTGAACTTACTGGGCTCCAGAAGGAGTAACCAGCCCCGAATCCACCATTCATGGCGGATTGAATCATACGAATCACAACTTCACGGTCGATTTCGGCTTGAATCTCATATGACATAGCATTAGTGAGTTCACCGTCGATATCGATACCTTGCATGTTCTTAAGGTCTTGCTCAAGCTCAACAGACCAGCGAGTAGCAAGTCTGCGAGTTCCAGCTTCGACAGCGGTCTTTTCGAACTTCATCTCGATCTGAGGGATTTTACCTGTCAGTTCGTAGTTTGAAAGAAGTTCTGCAACACCACGGTCTGCATCTGCAAATGTCCACTCTCCGTTACCAGAGAGAGCACTTGAAGAAGTACCTGTGAATCGTGTGTCAAGAAGTTGATAACCAAGTTCGGTAGAGTTCGAGGCATCTGTACCAGAAAGGTAAGCAGTGCCATTAGCGCGGCTGGCGGTTGTAAATGCACGACCATCGACACCATCAGCACCGAGAGTCTCTTGCTGATAGGCATAACGAAGGGCGAAAGCAAGTCCAACTGGACCACCCATTGGCTGAACACCAACAATTTCGTTGGAAATCAACTCAGGAAAAGTACG